CATCCGCCCCAACATTCCTTGAGCCTGACTCATAATTTGCAAGACGTGACGCTCCAGACCAACCGCATGATTTAGCTACCTGGCCTTGGCTTAAACCCTTTTGAATGCGCAGCGCTTTTATGCGCTCGCCGATCTGTTCTGCGATTGTCTTCATCTTCTGATGTTATCACGGAAAGTGAATATCATTCGATTCACGTTTTGTATTGACAGTTATTTCACAATATGTGAATAATGCGGTCATCTTAAAGGAGAGCCGAATGAATCTGATTTCTAACTACCGGAAGCAAGCCAACATTTCCCAACTTGCTCTAGCACAACATATTGGCTGGAATCAGCCGCGCTTGGCTAACTATGAGTCAAATCTGAGAACACCAAGTTTGGAGGATTCTCGTCGAATTGTATCTTCACTGAATTCACTAGGAGTCCGCTGTTCATTAGATGATGTCTTCCCACCACTAAGCGAAGTCAAGGAGTGAATATGCAAACAATCACTTACAACCATCTTAGACACAATATCCAAGGCACTGTGAAATCAGAAAATCAGATTAAGCCTCTTCGACGAGACAGCATTCGCCACCGTGCTGTTTTTGCTGCCGTTCGTGAATGGGAGTCTGAATTACCCGGCCAGGCTCAGGAAAAGATCGCGCAGCTGGTGGCCGAGGAGTGGGCGAGGGATGGGGGAAGAGGTATCGCGGTTAACAAACAGAATTTATTCCGGTATCTGAAAAATGAAGGTGGCTCGGAGAAATACACCGCTTACGTCATGCAGCTATCGGGGGCAATCGTCGCTGCTATGCCCATCGAGATCGCCAGGAAGCATGGACTCAGTAACGCCAGAACGGAAGCCGAGCTGGTGGCGAGCGCGATCAAAGAATGCAGTGAGGCGCATCAGGCGAAGTTGCTGGGCGCACCGCTGCAAAAGCTTGAGAAGGAGATCCGGGAAGCAGCAATCGCTTTATTCAACATGTTACCTGCTGACGCGGCGGGACCACTACTAGCTAGCATCAGCGCCGTAGCGCCGCAATTTTTTTAATCGAGTTTTGACCAATGACCACCAGCGATGCTGGTTAAAAAGAGGTTTTTGATGGCCCGCATCAGAACAGTTAAACCTGAATTCTGGACAGATGAGAAGGTGGTGGAATGTTCAATTCCAGCACGCTTACTGTTTATCGGGTTGTTTAACTTCGCAAACGATATGGGGTGTCTTGAGCGTTCACCTAAACGGCTCAAGATGCAAATATTCCCGGCTGACATGATTGATTGTGAACCGCTGCTTTTAGAACTGATAACTCATGGACTACTCAGTGAGTACTCAGTGAGTGGTGTTAATTACCTCCAAATAAAAGGATTTCTTAAGCATCAGAAAATCAATCGCCCGTCGGCCACAAAAATACCGCTTCCTCCTGAATTCACTGAATCGGGCAAGGATGTAGGGGGTAATTCAAACACCAATCATCGAGGCCTCAGTGAAGACTCAGTGAGTACTCATGGAGAGGTCAATGATCCCTCACTGACGGATACGGATACGGATACGGAAGGGAAAGTAATAAACCCCTCTCTTAGCGTAGGACATACAGAAATCCCCGGTGGGGTAGCTCCACCACCAGAGTCAACTGCCCCACGTTACCTGGAAGGCATGAATGAACCGATCGGTAAATTCACAATGTCAGGCTCCTGGTTGCCGTCCAGAGAGTTTCGACAGCGCGCGGCTATGTGGGGGATCGCTTTGCCTGATCCTGATTATCTCGTTACCGAGCTCGCGGAGTTCACGTCGTACTGGATGTCTGAGGGGAAGGTCTTTACTCAGGTGCAGTGGGAGCAGAAATTTGCCAGGCATGTACAGCGTGTGAGAACGAACCAAAAACCACAGACCGGAGGAAAGCAAAATGCGGCAGTTCAATCAGAACCAACAGCATCCCGAGCTGTACAGCAAATTCAGTCCGCACACGCAGAGTGGCGACGCCGGAACGGACTTGATGGCGACGGAGACAGCGTGGCGGTTATGGCAGGTGATGGGGGAAATCTTCTCAAACCGCTGGACGCAGAAGAACGGGGCAGAGCCTACGGCCCTCTGGATAGCTCAGATAGGTTCGATGACTGAGGCGCAGATCAAACTGGTCTGTCAGCAATGCATGGAGCGCTGCGCATTAGGTAATACCTGGCCCCCCGATCTCGCTGAGTTTGTTTCGCTGGTTTCAGAGAGTGGAGCTAATCCCTTCGGGCTGACATCTGAACGGGTCATGACGGAGTATCGTCGCTGGCGTAACGAGTCTTATCGTTTTTCGGGGAGTGACAAATATCCGTGGGCGCAGCCTGTGCTGTATCACATCTGCATCGAAATGCGCAGAACTGGCGTTGAGCGCCAGATGACTGAGGGGGAACTTAAAAAACTGGCTGAAAAGCTGTTAACCAAATGGGCGAAGCACGTAAGCAACGGGCTGTCAGTTCCACCAATTCGTCGCCAGCTTGCTGCACCGCAGCATCCGGCAGGGCCAACTCCGGCACAGCTGCTGATGGAAGAGTACAAGCGCCGCAAAGCGGCAGGTTTAACCAATTAATCGAGTATTGATCAATGACCAAATCCTTAACCCAAAAAGAGCAGGTGGCAGTTTTTGTAGGCTACCAACCGAACTGTGCGGTTGGCGACGTTTCCGAGGCGCTTGATATGCATGGCGCTACAGCTGGGAAGTTACTGAGAGAGTTAAGTGACGAAGGGATATTAAACCGGACACGTAACAGCGTTCAGTTTACTTATTCGGCTGCCTCTGATGCGGAAATTCCTGAGGTGGTACTTCCGTGCATGGTTGAAAAAAGCGATCCAGTCAGGATGCAAGCTGCCGAGAAAAAAGCGAAGGAGCTTGAGGAGAAGGGCCTGTGGCGACGTGCTGCAGCTGTGTATGCGGATATGTTTGGGATCGCCGCGAGTTCTGTTGAGGTTGCCCGTATTGCCAAGCGTCGCAAAGATTGCCTGCGCCAGGCGGGGAGGGCATAACCGATGCCGAGACCTAAAACACAAAGTGAGCGGGCTCAAATCATCACGCGGATCATCGAGTTGGTGAAGGAGCATGGACGCATCACGACAAATGACGTCGTTGCGATGTTCGATCTCCATCGCACGACTGCGGAGAAATACATCCGTACAGCCGTTCAGAGTGGAGAACTTATCCGTTATGGCCGGTGCGGCATTTTCCGTGATCAGCGTGCTGTTATCGACTTTGACCTTAAACGTTTTTCACACAGCAAGGTGGCATCATGAATGAGCGAGGCATGATTTTTAACGACGAGATGGTCCGCGCATTGCTCGACGGCCTGAAGACTCAAACCCGGCGGATCGTTAACTGGCGTGGACTCAGTGAAGGTTTGAATCTGAACTTTTCAGGCCTGAAAGTATGCGAATACCCGAAAGGCTGGGTTATTGAATCTGATAGCCGCTTTTCTTGTGAATGGCGCAGTCAGCCAACACCTTGCCCGTACGGTGCTGATGGCGATCGCATATGGGTGCGTGAGACCTTCTCATGCATTGGAAATGAAGACGGCCATCCAGTGGATACTGACGGTAATCTTTGCAGCAGGGAAGATGCCCAGCGCATATACCGCGCCAGTGCGATTAAGAAATCAAATAACTACGGCCTTTGGACTTCTCCGGATGGCTTCGATTTTGAAGGTGCCTGGACGCCATCAATCCACATGCCTCGCTGGGCCTCCCGCGTTCTGCTTGAAATCACTGCTGTGCGCATTGAGCGGCTAAATGATATTAGCGAAAAGGACGCCCAAGCCGAAGGCGTAACGCAGCTGCAAGAAGGATTCTGGAAACACTATCAGCCCGGATGGACTCAGCACCAGCTCAGCGCCAGGGGATCCTTTGCAACGCTTTGGGATTCAATTTACGGCGAAGGTGCATGGGATAGAAACCCTTGGGTCTGGGTAGTCGAGTTCAAACTCATCGGGGAGGAAGCCCTATGAGTAAATCATTAAACGCACGTTGCATCCGCCGCTGGGAAGTTGAGTTCAAAGGCCGCTGCGATTCGAAATACAGCCCTTACTGGCGTAAGCGGGATTTACGCGGCTACATCCGTGAATCAGCCCTCATTACAGCTGGCTGCATGGTTGAGCGTATGGCAGAAGACAATGCCAGGGTTGCTTTTTGTGGGCACCACCATGGCTGGTCGCCAGAGTTCTCCGCATGGTACGACGAACGTCGTGAACAGTACCTCAAAGAGGCACTCGATTATCTGAACGAAGAAGCCACCAACGATGAAATCGACGAAGAGATTCAGAACGAGTTGGAGGCGTGGAATGACTAAGCAGATGGTTCAACATGATGAACTCACTTAGTAAGATTTTAATATCAAGTGCATTGTATAGATTGAATGAATGTAGCTGGTGGATGTTCAGGAAACGGTTTGCCTAGCCTGATCGAGTTTTTTTGGGTCGCAATCAAAACCATCGCGCTCTGATAAATTCGCTAACGGTGGAGGGGCAAGTCACTCTTCTGGAGTTAAGCTTATCGAAACTTGCTGCTCTATAAATTATAATCCCCTCTTGAAGAGGGGAAGAACTGAGAGTGGGTATAAAATGATCAATCACAAAGTAATAGATTCCCTTAGTTGGGTCTATTCAATATTCGATATTAAATTATTAACGTTAATTGCTACAGGCTTCACAATTTATTTCGGGTATTTGAAAGTAACAAAGAAAATCTGTGTGTCATATAGTATTACTCATACTAAGTTATATGATTCTCATATAACTAATTTAGTTATATCTAATAAAAGAGATAATACACTGGCGTTATCATCAGTATATTTAAGTATAGGTGAGCAGGGGCGTTTCGAATTGATAAAATTTGACGAACCCCTTTTATTAAAGGCATTTGATACCAAGTTAGTTGATGTGCCTAAATACAGTAGCCTCATTAACAGACATGGCCCTGTCAAAATTAATCTTTTAGATCGTTTAAGCTTTCACGCAGTGACCATGTCTGGCGATGAGGTTCAATGTTATACTGAAAGTCCTGTGATGACTAACATCTCAGATTTACGTATAAGAAAATTCACCTCAAAATTTAGAGGTATAATACTAACGAACAAAATGGGTTTTATCTTTTCATATTTTAAAGATGGTGAGCGAATAGATATAATAATCGACAAGCACGGGTTTATATCAGAAAACTCACCTTTTGAATTTAATTGCATCCCTGATATCACTCCTGAA